TTCCAAGGTGCATCGGGTGCCACGCACCCTGTTCTTGCAGAAGCTGTAACACAGTTTCAAGCAACAGCTTACAAAGAGTTATTACCAAGTGATGGTCCAGTTAGAACACAAATTTTAGGAATTAAAACACCAGCTAAAGAGCAACAAGCAAAACGTGTAAAAGATTTCATGAACTATCAGATCATGGATCAAATGAAAGAATACGAACCAGAGTTTGATTCTATGTTATTTCATTTACCATTAGCAGGATCTACATTTAAAAAAGTTTATTATGACTCTTTACTACAAAGAGGTGTATCTAAATTCGTACCAGCTGATGATCTTGTGGTGCCTTACACAGCAAATAGTTTAGACGATGCAGATGCAATCATTCACGTTTTAAAAGTTTCTGAAAACGATTTACGTAAACAACAAGTTAATGGTTTTTATGCTGACGTTGAACTTGGTAGTCCAACGATGAGTGTTAACGATGAAGTTTCAAAAAAAGAAAAAGAATTAGAAGGCACAACTAAATCTGGAAAACAACAACCTGTCTTTACTCTATTAGAGTGTCATGTTGATTTAGATTTAGAAGGCTTTGAAGATATTGGTCCAGATGGCGAGCCGTCTGGTATCAAGCTACCTTACATCATAACAGTTGAGGAAGGTAGTGGAAAAGTTCTTTCGATAAGAAGGAACTATGCGCCCAATGATCCAAGTAAGAAGAGGATCCAATACTTTGTCCATTTTAAATTTCTGCCTGGACTAGGATTCTACGGATTTGGATTAATACACATGATTGGCGGATTGAGTAGAACTGCAACAGTCGCTCTCCGCCAATTATTAGATGCAGGAACTTTGTCAAACTTACCTGCAGGTTTTAAACAA